GGTACGCTACTGACCCCTATTTAACGTTTCCCAACGCATTTTTAACATTTGCAAACATTTTGTGGCACGGTTTTTGCTGGGTCGCCACTTTACCGTTTTTTAACATTTCGCACCCGACTTTGGCACGGTTTTTGTTATGCGTGTGCGCCCGTGAAATTGTTTCACGTGGAACACTGCCACACCGATGCACAAAATAAAATGTTTCACGTGGAACACAACACCAAGAGTTAAGAAAAGTTAAAACGAAAATAATTTGTGCGCTTATGCTTGTATGTTAGAAAAAAGTTGTATCTTTGCAACGTGTTACTTAAACATTTGAAAAGATGAAAGAATTAATAAAGCATTTCAGAGAGCAACCGAAAGAAGCAATTAAAGAAGTTGCAATGTGTGTAATGATTTTTACCGTATGTGGGGCGATGTTGTTTTTATCTGCAATCTTGCAGGGTTGTAGCGTTACAAAGGGTACAACGGTACGGGGCAAAGCAACGATAATAACAACCGATACAACGGTAGTCAAACACAACGGTACTTTGAAGTTTAAGAAGTCTATGTTTAACAATTAAAAGTTTACTACAATGGAAGAAAAAAGAAACGCATTTGACGAGTTTTCGTTTGCCGCTTTGTCGGCGTTGGGTAGCCTTATGGCGTGTAATGAAGTTTGCCGCAACCAACGTGCGGTTATGAAAATAAACCGCTTTCGTGCGTGGCTTATGGACTTGAAGCCGCAAGCAAACCCCGAACCGAATTTGCCGTTTGACGGCGAACCGCAAGGACAGACAGCCGAATAATTAACAACAAGTTTAACAATTAAAAGATTACTACAATGAAAAGTTTTGCAAGTAAATTTAACAAGACAACTTTCGGTATTGACACAACCGATTTTCAGTACACCAAGTTAGCCGATATTTTCAACTCTGAAAATGAGGGCGGCAAAGATGTGATACACAAAATCAACGGGCTTTATGTCCACAAATCACAGTTAGGCGACAGCCCCGTAATTATTGATGAGGAAAACAAACGGTTGGTGAACTTGCCCAGCCACACCGCCGAAACGGTACGTGAAATTCTTGCCGATGATGAGGCAGTACAGACTATCAAAGACGGCAAAGTTGGGTACACGATTTACGAGTACGAGAGCCACGGCAAGAAGTGTTATTCGATTTCGTTTGTTGACTTGTAAGAGTTTGGAAAGTTATGTTTAACTTTGTAGGGGTTGCAATGTTTGTAACCCCTATTTAATATAACAGCGTATGGCAAAGTTAGGTTTCAAGATTAAATTTACAAAGTCTGTATTTGGGGCAACCCAACGGGCGAAAATCAAAAAAGAGATATTGCAAGCCGTGGAAAGCAGCCCCGAATATCGAAAAGAGATTGCAAGGGTTTTCCAAATGGCAAACCGCCGAATACAGAATATAGAGCAAAGCGGACAACTTTCGCCAGCCGTGCAAGCGTTGAACAAAGGCGATGTTAAGGGGTTTACCAAGTTTTCAATGAAAGGCGATTGGAACACCCTAAAAATTGAGTACGGCAAGGCGATTTCGTTTTTACGCCAGCCGACCAGTACGGCGCAAGGTGCAAGGCAGTACGGGCAACACCTGCAACGTATGTACGATTTAACGCCCGATGAGTACAACCTTATGGCAAGGAACTTGCAGGGCAAGTTAAACAGCGTTTCCGATAGTGATTTCGTGGAACGGTATTTGATGCGGTACAAGGATTTCACGGGCGAAATGGTGCAAAGCGCAAGCGATATAAGCACCCAAATCGAAAGTGAAGCGCAAAGCATATCACGGGCGATAGATGCAGAGATAGAGCGGCAAGCAAATGAGGTAGCCGACCAAATGGATGATATGCAAAACGATATAGAACGCATATTGCGCAACTTTGGCAAGTTTGGCTTATGAAAAAAATACCTTTTGAGTTACAAGAAAGAATAAACAGCCCGACCGAAATAAACGAAATTCTGAAAGCCGCCGTAAATGAAAAAAACATTATCGGAAACAGCAAGGGCGAACGGTTTTACAACGTGCCGTGCGCCTTTGATATTGAAACAACAAGTTTTTACCGTGATACGGACGGACGGGCGTACACATACGAGCAAATGCAGCGTATGCAGGACGGGAACGGGCGCAAAGCGAAATTAGAGAAAGCCGCAATAATGTACGTTTGGCAGTTTGGAATAAACGGTTACACGATAATGGGGCGCACGTGGGGCGAGTTTGTCACGATGATGCAGACCGTAAGCGAGGTTTTAGGGCTGAATGACAAATTACGCCTTATTGTGTATGTGCATAACCTTTCATACGAATTTCAGTTTTTGCGCAAGTGGTTTGAGTGGCAACGGGTTTTCAGTATTGACTTGCGCAAACCGATTTATGCGATAACAACGGGTAACATAGAGTTTCGTTGCAGTTACTTGCTTTCGGGTTATTCGCTTGCAAAGTTGGGCGAACAACTTATGAAATACAAGTGTGCAAAAGCCGTGGGAGATTTGGACTACCAGCAAATAAGGCACAGCGAAACGCCGCTTACTGATGCGGAAATACATTATTGCATAAACGATATTAAAGTAGTGATGTGCTACATACAGGAACGTATCGAGGAAAGCAAGGGGATAACGCACATACCGATAACAAAGACGGGGTTTGTGCGCAAGTATTGCCGTGCGCATTGTTTGCGTGAAAAAAGCGATGCAGGAAAGACCGTGCCAAATTGGGACTATGTAAACCTGATGCAGGAACTACAAATTACGGGTATGAATGAATTTAATATGCTGCAACGTGCGTTTGCAGGCGGTTTTACACACGCAAACGCCGAATATACAGACGAAATAATGTGTGACGTGGATAGTTACGACTTTACAAGCAGTTACCCGTATGTAATGATAGCGGAAAAATACCCGATGTCGCAAGGCGTTGCAATCACGGTTAAGAGTATGACGCAATTTGAGTTTTTAATATCAAAGTATTGTTGCGTGTTCGATATTGAGTTTACCAACATATTTGCCAGCGAAACGCAAGACAACCCGATTTCGGCAAGCAAATGTTTTGTGAAAGAAAACCCGTGCGAGAATAACGGGCGCATTGTGGCGGCTTCAAAAATAGCACTGACAATTACGGACGTGGATTTTAATATAATCAAAAACTTTTATTCATGGGAACGTATGCGTGTTGGCGAAATGTATTGTTACAAGAAAGACTATTTGCCGACCCCGTTTGTAAAATCTATCCTACATTTGTACGAAAGCAAGACGAAATTAAAAGGCGTTGAGGGTAAAGAAGTGGAATATCTAAACAGCAAGGAAATGTTAAACAGTTGTTACGGTATGAGTGTTACCAACCCTTTGCGTGATGAGTTTACATATAACGGCGAGTGGGATATTAACTCAATGACAGCCGAACAAAAACAAGAACTTTTATACAAGTACAACACCAGCAAAAACCGTTTCTTGTTTTACCCGTGGGGCATTTTCGTAACCGCATACGCACGGCGCAACCTTTTCACGGGCATACATGAAGCGAAAGACGATTACATATACAGCGACACCGACAGCATTAAAATAATGAACGGCAAGGCGCATGAAGCGTATTTCAAGGCTTATAATATGCAGGTGCAAATGAAGTTACGGGCGGCGTGTAAGTACCACGGTTTGCCGTTTTCCCTTTGCGAGCCGCAAACGATAAAAGGCATAACAAAGACTTTGGGCGTTTGGGATTTCGAGGGTACATATACAAGGTTTAAGACTTTGGGCGCAAAACGGTACATGGTGCAAGAACCCAACGCACTGAAAGCAAACGGACGGGCATACGATTTCAGTCTAACCGTTTCGGGCGTGAACAAAAAGGCGGCGATACCCTATCTTATTGAAAAGTACGGGGAAAACGGGATATTCGATGCGTTCACCAACTATTTGGATATACCGCCAGCGGCAACGGGCAAAAACATACACACATACATAGACTACGAGATACAAGGCGAGATAACCGACTACAAAGGCAGCACGGCGCACTACAACGAACGCACGGGCGTACATTTAGAGCCGACAGGGTACAGCCTTTCCCTTTCGGTTATGTACATAAACTATTTGCGAGGTATCAAATTTAAGGACTAAAAATAAACGATTATGACAACAAGAAAGACAAAGACAGACAAGCCGAAATTTTACGACTTGAAAGCGATTTTAAGCAAGAACGCCGACTATAATGTTATATTTGGCGAAAGGTCAAACGGCAAGACTTATGCAGCCTTAAAATATGGTTTGGAAAACTATATCAAGACGGGCAAACAAATGGCATACATACGCCGTTGGCGTGAGGATTTGAGGGGCAAACGTGCCGAAAGTCTGTTTGCAAATCACGTGGCAAACGGGCTTATTGAGGAACTGACAGGCGGCAAATTTAACGAAGTGTTTTATATGTCTAACAAGTGGTTTTTGTCGTACTACGATGCAGAGAAAAACAAGCGGACACCCGACCCGACCCCGTTTTGTTACGGGTTTTGCCTTTCAGAGCAGGAACACGAAAAAAGCAGCAGTTATCCGAATGTTACAACGATTGTGTTTGATGAGTTTCTAACAAGGCGGTATTATTTGCCCGATGAGTTTATGTTGTTTATGAACTTGTTAAGCACGATAATACGCCAGCGCAACGATGTTAAGGTTTTTATGTTGGGTAACACGGTAAACAAGTTTTGCCCGTACTTTACTGAAATGGGGTTAAAGCAAGTGCCGTTTATGGAGCAGGGAACGATAGATATATACCGCTTTGGCGAACACGGCGCAATCGTGGCGGTTGAGTATTGCAGCACGATAGTACAACACAAAGCCAGCAACAAGTATTTTTGTTTCGACAACCAAAACTTGCAGATGATAACGGGCGGTAAGTGGGAACTTGCAGTTTATCCGCATTTGCCGTGCAAGTACAAGCCGCAAGATGTGTTGTATGTGTATTATATCAAGTTTAACGATGTTGTTTTGCAAGGCAACATTATTCAAGTAGGCAACGAATGTTTTACGTACATACACGCCAAGACAACCCCGATAAAAGACGAGGAAAACAGCCTTATTTATTCTTTGGAAATGAACGGCAAACCGAACTACAAACGCAAGTTGTTAAGTACGGCAAGTTACGTTGAACAACAAGTCGCACGATTTTTCGCAATAGACAAAGTTTTCTACCAAGATAACGAAATAGGCGAAATAGTACGCAATTATTTAATTACGAGCGCAAAGACAAACATTGTTTCGCTTAAATGAAAATAACGGCGGTTTGGTGCAAATTTCGTGCCGAACCGACCGTTTTACGAAATAAATAACTACCTTTGCAATAGGAACTAAAAATTTATTGATATGGATGCAAATACTATTATTCAAATCATTTCAAGTTTGGGTTTTCCGATTGTGATGTGTGGCGCATTGTTTTGGTATATGGTGAAACAAAGGCAGGCGCACCAAGCCGAAACGGAACACCTAAAAGACATGATTTCGGAAAATACGAAAGTGTTAGCCGAACTTACAACCCTAATTAAAGTTTTGACAGATGAAAAGGAAAGATAACATTTACAAGTTGTACCAGCAACAAATAAGGGACAAAGACACCGCCGTAACTGAATTTATGGCGAACACGTTGGCGAAAACTCAAAGTATGTTTGAGTATGAGGGTTTGCCCGACAGCATACCGCAAAAAGAATTGGAGCGGCTTTTGCAGACCACGGGCAACGCCTTTGTTACCAGCGTGGACGGCGTTTTGTATGCGCTTTCGGGCGGCAAAGGCGGCGAACCCGATGTTTACGGACGGGCAACGCTTTACACCGTGGCAAATCCAGCGTTAAAGTTAAACAAAACCTACGATATACAGAAAGACGGGGTTTTGATTGAGAATGACAGCAACGGCGAAAGCCTTTTGCCGCTGATAGGGCGTTATGCAGTCCTGCATACTGACGGGCTTATTTCGTTGAACACCGCCAGCATTTTAACCCGTATTACAATGCTGATAAGTGCCAGCGATGACAAGACGAAACAAAGTGCCGATGAGTTTTTGCGCAAGATACAGGACGGCGAATTTTCAATTATCGGGGAAAACGCTTTTTTCAAAGGCGTAAATATGCAGACAGCCCCGACCACAAACAGCGTGTATATTACGCAACTTATTGAGTTGGTGCAATACTACAAAGCCAGTATGTACAACGAATTGGGACTAAACGCAAACTACAATATGAAGCGTGAACGGCTCAATTTGGGCGAGGTATCAATGAATGTGGACGTACTTTTGCCGTATGTGGATAATATGCTAAAAGAAAGACAAAATGCAGTTGAGAAAATTAATGCGATGTTTGACACCGAAATTTCGGTTAAACTTGCTTCAAGTTGGGGTTTGGAAAGGGATAATTACAACGCTTTGGCGGCTGATTTGGAAACGGCAAAGGAAAACCCCGACCCGACAGACGAACCCGAACCGACAGAGGAAACAACCGAAACAGACGGAAACGAAACGGAAACAGACGGGAACGATACCGAAACAGAGGAAACAGAAGAAACGAAAGAAACGGAAACGGAAACGGACGGTAACGATACCGAAACAGAGGAAACAGAAGAAACAGAAGAAAACGAAGAAAACAACGATAAACAATGAAATACAGCGAACTATTTACAAAGGGTAACGGGATATTCGCAACGGTTTTCAAGACCGAATATCCGACAGAGTACGCCGCAATTTTCGGCGATACCGCACCCGAAAAGTTAGACGCTTACGCCTTACTGATGTACGGCGGCAAGACCGTTGTAAGCAGCATAAACAGCGACAACGCAAGCGATGTTGTTTCGGCGGTGATTGCGGTAAACGTGCAAGGCTGGGAACGTGAAGCGGCGGCGATGTTAGCCGATTACGATGTACTGACACCCGTAACGGGGCAAGTTGAACGGACGGAAACCGTAACTTTGCAGGAAAGCACGGACAACACCGAAACGGGCGCAAACAAGGCGTTTAATGACACTGATTTTTCAGACAGCGACCGAAAGACCGCCAACGATGAGAGAAACCGCACAGAGAGCCGCCAAACGACCGAAACCAGCAAAGGAACGGGCGCAAGTAAATCAATTTCGGGCGAAATTGCAAAAGAATTGCAGTTGCGGCGTGATAATTGGAGAAAAAACATTATCTTTGCACTTGTAAGCGAGATAACAACGAGTGTTTACGAATAACTAATTTTAATTTTTAGCAATATGGAAGTAAAACAGATTTACACGCTTATTAACAGCGTATCAAAAGAAGTTTTGGGGCGTACTGATATTGTAACCGAGGACTTGACGGGTATTGTGGATTTAGGCACGGAAGTGTTTAACCAGAGTGCCGTGGATAATTACGTAAAATCACTTGTAAACCATATCGGCAAGGTGATTTTCGTAAACCGACCGTATGCGGGCAAAGTGCCGAGCGTTTTAATGGATGCGTGGGAGTTTGGCAGCGTGCTGGAAAAAATAAGTGCCGATGTTCCCGAAGCCGAGGAAAACGACACGTGGAACTTGCAGGACGGACAAAGTTATGACCAAGATGTATTTCACAAACCGACCGTTTCGGCAAAGTTTTTCAACTCAAAGGTTACGTTTGAAGTGCCCGTATCAATCACCGAAAGGCAGGTTAAGGAAAGTTTCAGCAACGCCGCACAACTTAACGGCTTTATTTCGATGATTTATGCAGCCGTTGAAAAGTCAATGACTATCAAGGCAGACGCTTTGATTATGCGCACTATCAACAACATAATTGCGGAAACGGTTTTAGCTGATGCGCAAGCATTTGGAGCAACGGTGGCAGGTGATATGACAGGGGCAGACCTTTCCAGCGCAAGCACTGCAAGATGTGTAAACCTTTTGAAGTTGTACAACGACAAGACAGGCGCAACCACCCCGTTAACCGCTGCAAAGGCGATAACCGACCCCGATTTCATACGCTTTGCGTCTTACGTAATGGGTACGTATGCCGACCGCCTGCAAAGCATTTCGACCGTGTTCAATGTTGGCGGCAAGGAAAGATTTACGCCGAAAGATATGTTACACGTTGTACTTTTGTCCGACTTTGCAAAGGCAGCGCAAACCTATCTTTATTCCGACACGTTCAACCGTGGCGATGTGCTTTTGCCGAAAGCCGAAACCGTACCTTTTTGGCAGGGAAGCGGACAGAACTACGAGTTTGCCAACACGGGGCATATCAATGTTAAGGAAAGCGGCGGCAAAGCCGTTGAAATTTCGGGCGTGTTGGGCGTAATGTTCGACCGTGATGCGTTGGGCGTTTGCAATCTTGACAGACGGGTAACAACGAACTACAACGCAAAGGCAGAGTTTTTCAACAACTATTACAAGTTTGATGCAGGGTATTTCAACGACACAAACGAAAACTTTGTAGTATTCTTTATTGAGTAACTCAATAGGTATTAGATTGTTTAACTTTGGCGGTGTGGGTGCAGGTGAAAGCGCACCGCACCGCCTTTTTTCTTGCAGATATGACAACGATAAACTTTTATTCATACAACGGACACCCCAACACGGTAAACAAGCAGTTGGGCGAGTTTACGGCGATTGAGGGCGATTTGCGGCAAACTTTCGATGTGTTGCGCCCGACCGTAACACTACGAAAGCAACCCCGACCGACTTTCAATTATTGTTATATACCCGATTTAGGACGGTATTATTTCGTGGAAAGGGTGAGTTTTGAGGGTAACAACGCCTACGAACTTGCATTGCGTGTTGATGTACTCAAAACATACGAAAGCGAGATTTTGGAGGCAACGGGGCGTGTATCTGAAAGCGACAACCCCGACCCGTATATTTCCAACCGTGAAACGGTTTACAAGCGCACCCCGAATTTCGAGAAAGTGCCGTTTGCAAATACGGGCTTACTCAATGAAACGGGCGGTATTATTATGGTAACATTAAAAGGAACTGAAAATTAAAAGGATATGGCAGTAACGAATAAAGTGCCTAACAGCACGGATAACAGCGCATGGCAGGGCGATAGCGGTTACGGCGATTATTGGTATTTGAAACTAAACGCTAAAAGCGGTTACAAGTTTGACGGCGATATAACAGCAACGTACACCGATACCAGCGGACAACCGCAAACGCTTGTATTAACACCCCGAAACTCATATAATTGGGAAGTGTGGGCGTATGTGTACGACACGGACGCAAACACGGCTTTCGAGATTACGGGAAACACCCGTTTGGATAATGAATTAGAGGTTACGAACAACATACCCAACACGACCGCAACGGGAGTTAAAAATGATACATGGAGCGGCAGCGTAAACGTAACAGCCGATGAGGGGTTTAAGATTACGAGCGCAAAAGTAGCGTTTTCGGACGGTTACGGCGACCCTGCAAGCGAGGATATGACAATAGGCGAGGACGGGAAAACGGCAAGTTGGACAAATGACGATTTTGAAACAGACAGCGGCGTAACGCTTACGGGCGAAACAGCCAGCGAGGGAACGCCCGAACTAACCGTTACAAACGAAATAGCGGACACGACCGAACAACACACGTATGACGGACAAACGGCGACTTTTACGGTTAATGGTAGTTATCCAAGATACCGTTTTAAGCAACCGACCGTAAATTATACGGGTACGGACGGGCAACCGAAAACCGTACAAATGGAAGTTGAGGTTTTGGAACGTGGAAGCATAGCAACGGCAACCGTTACGGATATAGACCCGACAAAGCCCGTAACGATAACGGGGCAATACTTGTACGCTATAATGATAGAGCCAAGTTTAAGTAATTGTTATGCAGACCCCGAATTACCCGAACATTTGTTTGAGGGCGACACGTTAAGCGTTGTTTTGAAAGCGAACCCGAACACGGCGTTTGATGATACGGACGAAATGAAAATACCCGTTTTTTCATACCAAGACGAACAAGGATATTATCAAAATAAACCGCTAACCGTTTCAGAGGATAAACAGACCGCAACGGGGCAAATTTTGTTAGGCGATTATCAAAGTATGGGAGTAGTTGCGGAAGCATACCCCGTTACCGTTGTGGGCGAGCAGTACGGGGCTATAAACGTGTATTTGGTAACGCTTGATGAGTTGACAGAGTTTAGCGGCAAACGGTTTTTCAAAGAAACGGAAACAGACCCAAGCACGGGCGCACCCATATACGAAAATATAGATTTGGGCGCATACGTGAACAAAATACGCCGTGTTTACACCAACATAGGGGCAAGCAGCACCGATGTAATACGATGCGGCAACTACAATACGGGCGTATCTTGCCACCAGCCAGCGCAAGACAAAATAACGCTTGATTTCGGCACGGCGGTAGTACCAGCGCACAATGAGGACAACACCGACTACGAAAGCGAAATACAAATCTTTTTGCCGTTTGCAGGCTTTGTAAACCTTAACAACGCTTATGCAGGTAAAACGATAGGTTTGCAGTACGTTATAAACGTGGTAACGGGCAACGGGGTTGCGCTTTTGTCCTACAATGGCGTTGTATTTCAAGTTGAGGAAACCGAACCAAGCAGCGAAATAATATACCTTTCGCCAAGCACCCAAGTTAAAACCGTTGGCGGCGATGATTGGAACGAAATGTTATATTACGGGTTAGAACCTTACATTTACTGCAAGTGGTACGAGAGCGCAAGCAACGGGCGAAACAATGACAGACAAACGGGCATTTTAGGCGATTTCAGAGGGTTTAATGTGTTCGATGATGTTACACCCATACACACCGCCGAAATGCTGACAGAGGAACAAGAAATGATATATGCGGCTTTGTCTGACGGCGTTTATATTGAGTAACTGCAAGGCAGGATAAAAAGAAAGGCGGCAACTTGATTGTTACCGCCTTTTCTTTGTGCTTGCTGATTGTTATTTGTCCTGCAATGTTTCAACACCCGTTAAACCGATGTACAAGTTTGTGGGGTAACATTCGCAAAAGGTTTTGAAACGCCCGACCAACTTTTCAGCGGCGATAAAGTCATACGCTTGATTTTTGCAGGCGATTTCTTTTGCGAACTTGTTGCGTGTATCACGGTTAAACACGATTTGATTTTCTAAAACGCCGACACCCGTTTGCAGGCTTTCGGCGATGCTTTCCAAATTGTTACGAATTTCGGGCGCATTTGCCGCCAAAAACTCAACGTGTTTCTTAGTCTGCAATAATATTTCTTGCAATGCGTTTAACACTTTCTGATTTTGATAAATTAAATCGGTTGTTTTCATTTTGTTTAAGTATTTAATTGTTTAACACGATGCAAAGATAGTCATTTTATTTCACCTGCAAGCGGTTGGCGTGTTATTTTGTGTTAAATTATTATTTTAACTTTGTTTAACAGTGTTCCACGTGAAACATTTTATTTTGTGCATCGGTGTGGCAGTGTTCCACGTGAAACAATTTCACGGGCGCACACGCATAACAAAAACCGTGCCAAAGTCGGGTGCGAAATGTTAAAAAACGGTAAAGTGGCGACCCAGCAAAAACCGTGCCACAAAATGTTTGCAAATGTTAAAAATGCGTTGGGAAACGTTAAATAGGGGTCAGTAGCGTACC